CGGTAGACTTTATGATGGTTATTCTATACAAAGTATATCTCGTGATATACGAGGTTATTTATGTAATGGTAATACTACTGATATTGATTGTGTAAATTGTCACCCTGTTATATTAGAGTATTTGTGTAAAAAATATAATATATCTTGTGCTTATTTAAGTGAATATAATAATGATAGACAACGCATTTGGAATATTATTGGTGAAAATAAAGATATTTGTAAAGAAACTATATTAAAAATTACTAATAGTTCATGGAAATGTAAGACTCGATGTGACTGGTTAAAAAATTATGATAAAGAAATAAAACGCATTCAAGTAGAACTTATTTTAATAGATGAATTAAAACATATCTGGAGTTGCACACCTGTAAAACAATATAATTTTTTAGGTTCAAATATGAATCGTGTATTATGTCATTTTGAAAATAAAATATTAAATCTTATCATAGATCATTTGAATATTAAAAATTATGAGGTTATGGCTTTAATGTTTGATGGATGTATGATTTATGGAAATCATTATAATAATACTACTTTATTACCTGAATTAGAAGAAGTAATTAAAGAATATAATATTAAATTATCTTTTAAACAGCATTCTACATCTCTCACTGATGAAGAATTAAAATTATTACCTGATGAAGAAGATGAAGATATTGATGAATTAGAATGCTCACGACAACTTATTAAAGATTATCCTTATTGGAAATGTTTTCAAAATCAGTTATGGGTTTATGATGAATTAAGCGGTTTATGGACAAATAATACTATTACACAAAAAAGAATTATTATTGATTATGGACGAGGAATTAAACCAAGAACAGATGCTGGGCGTTCATCTATTTTAAATACAATTATTTCTATTTGTCCTTTTGATAAAAATTGGAAATCAAACTCTAATCATTGTTTACTATTTAATAATGGTTATTATGATAGTAAAATAGATATTTTTTATAAAGATTTTAATCCAAATATTATATTTTTTAATAAAATAAATCAAGATTGGATTATAGGTGAAACAAATTATTTAAACTCAATTTATAATCGTCTATTTATTCAACCATTAGGATTAGAAGTTGGTGAATATTTTTTAGAACAACTGGCTCGTGGTTTATTTTGCGATAATCCAAAGCGTATACTTTTTGGATTAGGTGAACCTGGGGCTGGAAAAAGTGTTTTAGCAAAAGCAATAACTAATGCATGTGGTGAATATATTGGAACTTTTAATGCTGAAAACTTGGCATTTAATAAAGGTAGTAGTGATGAAGCTTCGCAAATGCGTTGGATGATGCTCTTAAAAAATTGTCGTATTATATTCTCAAATGAACTCAAAAAAGATGTGGAATTAAATGCAAATTCTATAAAAAAATTAACTGGTAGGGATAATCTTGTAGCAAGAACACATTGTGCAGAAGAAACTACTTTTTATGTAGACTATTTGCCTGTTGTATTTGCTAATGATATACCAAAAATAAAAGATTATGATGAAGCTACTGATAATCGTTTAAGGATTGCTTCGTATACAAAAAAATATGTCACTGAACCTAAAAACGATGATGAATTATTAGAAGATCCATGTATTAAAGAAGAAATAGAAACCGACTTATTTAAAACCACATTATTACAATTATTAGTTAATAGTTATAAAAAGTTTAAAAATAAAGAATGTATTACACCACAAGCTGTTATAAATAGTAAAAAAGATTGGGGTATTGAAACTACTGATATTATTTCTGTATTTTTACAAGATTTTACACTTACTAATAATGAAGAAGATTATATTGAAAGTAAAGATATTATTGAATGGTTAAAAGGTAAAGATATTACTATAACTAAATTTGGACGAGAGATGAATAAATATTGTTTAAAAAATAATTTAGACCTTGTTAAGAGTAAAAATAAAAAAATAAGTGGTAAAAGTTCAACTTGTTGGGTTGGGATAAAAAGTTAGGGGTTTATGGGTTAGGGGTTCAAATCCAGCCAATAGAGTCTTTATAAAAAAATATATGCACATTTTGTGTTTTTTTTTTTTCCATATTTTTAGTCTTGACTTGAACCCCTAACCCCTAACCTTGAATAAAAATAAAAATAAATAATATATATATATATATAAATCCTTATCATAATAAAGCGAAGAAAAACATAAAAAATAAAAATAAAATAGGTCAGTGTGAGTTTGAACCCCTAACCAACCCCTAACCTGTCTTTTATATAATGAGCGGTTAATCATATTCTATAAAATTGAATAAAGAAATATAATTATATTATATAACATGGCTAAAATGGCTTCATTAACTAATTATGAATCTATTTATCAAAATGTATATTGGGGAACTTTTATAGCATCAAGAAATCAACAAATAACAATACCATCTATAATTCATGCTCGTAATTGGTTTATTCTTAAGTATAAAGTAGTTAAGAATAAAAAATGTCTACAAAAATATAGTCAATTAAGACGAGAATTAGATTTAGACCATACAGAATATTATGAAGATGCATTAGGTAGGTTTATTTATGTATACAGTATGCATCACTCATATCCATTAGCAAGAGATTTTACACGTATTTATAGTATGTACGCTCCTGACCAAACAACAGCAATTAAAATATTTGAAACTACAAAATCAAAAAATAAATTATATAAAAAAATAACAGCACGTATTCCTGATGATGTAGTAAATATAATTAATTCTTATTTACCAAAAAAAGAAAAAATTACAAATAATAAAAATTAAATAAATCATTAATCCTTATACCATACATAAATGTATTCTTTATAAGTTGAGTTCACAAATCGTTTAATTTTTGGTAATAAAATTTTGTGAGTAGGTTTTCCAAATAATTTTAAACATACATTTTTATATACTTCTTCAGGGACATTAAGACAGTAATAGCCGCCTCGTTTTAAATGTTTCCAAGTCATGCTGAATAAAGGTTTATAAAAATTTGTATCCCATTCTTCTTTTGATATTTTATGCATACCCTTGTATATCTCAATATTATAGTAAGGTGGAGAAGTTAAAACCAAATCATAATCTATTTTACTATAGTCTACTTTTAGAGCATCCTTAAAATATAATTTTATTTTAGTTGAGCTATATTGTTTTAAAAAGGAAACCATTTCTGTATAAGGTTGTTTTAAATCTATATTTAAATCTATACCTGTATATTTTGGAATATTTAATGCACAAGCCCCAACAAGTCGTCCACCCCAACCCATAGTAAAGTCTAAAATACTTGTGGGCTTAAATCTACAATAAATATTCATAGCTATTATTGATTTAAATTGATTAATTGAACCCTCAAATAAATTAAACATTCTCCACCATACATAATAATCTAATTGTCTTCCTTTCTTTTTGTAATATTCTATCATACTCAATATATATTTTTTTTTTAATAGTTCAGGTTTGAGTTTTAACCAGTCAAAAAAGTTGATTCCTTTTTTATTTTTAGTTTGTATTTTTTCATAAGCAGTAAAATAGTCTACTGTCTTATTACCAACAATACTTAATCCCATATTTTTGATTTCATTACAACTTAAATTTTCTAATTTATTATAATCATTTACTACATCTTCTTGTGTTATAGGGTATATTTCTTTTACTATTGCTTTACGGTTCATTATAAATACACAATATTATATAATAATTCATATAAAATAAATATTTATAATATATAAATGCGACAGAATATACTTGCTTATGATTTGCATATTCATTCACTATTAAAGAAAATTGATTTCATCCCATTGGAAATACATAAACAATCGTTATATGAATTTTTGAGATTTGAAATGTTCGATGTTCAGCCATTATATTACTGGACACCAAATTGTCCACACATGCCTCGTTTTTACAATAGTGTATTAAAACAAATTAGACAACTTGAATAGAATTAATGTGTTTTTTTGTTTTTTTATGGTTTGTATAATTATTTTTAGTATAATAACAACCACAATTACATAATATTTTTTGTGTTATTTCATCTTTATTATTTTTATATTTTTCTTTATTATATTCGTCTATTCTTTCTTTATTAACTATGTACCATATAGCATTCTGTTCTTTAATTTTAATTTTATTATCATTTTTACATTCTTTATTAGTTCTTGTAGGTAATTGAATATTTAATTTTGCTTCTAATGTTTCTAACCAATATCTTTCTCTCATATCACTTTCTAATTTATTTTTACAAGGATATTCTTCAACCATAATCATATCCCAATTATTCCAACCACCATTATTACGAATATACTGATAAACTTTAATATTTTTATTATTACAATTAGTTTTATGTCTATATTTTCGTTTTATAAAATTAGTTGTTGCTCCAACATAACAATCTTTAATTTTAGTATCTTTACATACTAACTTATAAATAATAGTTCGTGAGTAATCAATAATTAGTTTAGGCATTCTATAAGATATTATAAGACTTCTTTAAGTAACTACAATATTGTTTTAAAAAATATAAAACAATATAAAACATTTATTTTTAATTATAATTATTTAATTATTCATTTTTTACTTTTCTATGATCCAAATAAAAAAGTAAAAAGTAAAATATATATTTCTTAAAAAGTTTATAGAATAGAAATATAGGAAGTGAATTAATATAATAATAAATATTAATAATTAAAAAATAAATAAATCATATATATAAATGGACGATATTTATTATTTTCATCAAACTCCGAAAGAATTAGCAAAAAAATTAATACAACATATCGATTTTAGTGATTGTGACTTTGTTTTAGAACCCTTTAAAGGCGAAGGTGCATTTTATGACAATTTACCTGATAATGTTAATAAGGATTGGTGCGAAATTACACAAGGGCGAGATTATAAAGATTACACAGCAAATGTAGATTGGGTAGTAAGTAATCCACCGTTTAAATTAGATACAGATGGTAAGAAGGTTAATTCATTTTATTTCTTAATAAATTATTATGCAGAGAGAGTAACGAAAGGAATTGCTTTTTTAGGAAATGATGCTTGTTTTAGTGGACTAACTCCAATACGATTAAAAGAATTACATGAAAAACATAATTTATATATTCATAACATTATTGTATGTAATATTAAAAAATGGCATGGTCGGTATTTCTTTATTATATTCAAAAAGGGTAATAATCCATTTTATAAATATATCGAAGGTTCATATTAATAAACAATTAAGATAACATAACCAAATAGTTTTACTCTTAATTTAACCTTCATATAAATATATTTATAAAAAAATAATCATAATTAAAATTAATTATTTTATAATTTAAAAATAAAATATTAGGAGATATATATAAATGGATAAAATAGAACATAAATTAGAATTATTCAGAAAAAGATTTACAAAAACCTATAATACTGTAGTTGAGATGAATGCTATTAGATATGGTGAAGCATATGAGAAATTTTATAATATTTATGATAATAAAAATAAACCATTTCCAGAACAAGAAGAAATTAATATTGAAACTCATCCTGGATTAGGAAAAATATTTAAAAAATGGCAACCCTTAAAAGATGAATATAAAAAAATTACAGGACAAGAATATAAAAAATCCATTTTATACAATGAAAATAAGGAAAAGGCACAAAAAGCAATTCAGTTAGAAAAAGATAAAGCTCGTAAGGTACGAGATGAATTATTAGCACAAAAAGAAGCAGAGAAGGCAAAAGCAAAACCAGTTGTAAAAGCAAAACCAGTAAAGCCTCCAAAAAATACAGGATATGCAGAGGCAAAGAAATTATATAATAAACCTCCTGCACCATTAGAAGAAATCAATATACCAACTGCAAAAGTTCAAGTAAAATCAAATAATAAATTATTTAGTGATTTGAAAGATCTTGTAAACACTATTATTGAAAGTCAATCAAATATAAAAGGTATGCAAAAATCAGAAGAAATAGCACAATTAAAAAGTATTAAACAAAAACTTAATAAAATACCTAAAAATGTTATTATCACTCCTATTGAAGAAATTAAAGAAGATAAAAAGGCAAAGCGTAAAACATTACGTGCTTTCAAGAAAGCCAATTTATCTGTATTACAACCTTGGTATCCTGAAGAACATGGAAACCGTGACCGAACAGGAAAATTAATGAGTGATGAAGAAATCGCACAATTAAGACGTATTCGTGAGAAATTGAAACAAAGTAAAATACCTGAAAATGTTATTGTCTCTCCTATTCAAGAAATTAAAGAAGAAGTTAAAGAAGTTAAACGAAAGCGTGGACGCCCTGTTGTAGAAGGTTCAAAGCGTCAGGCAAAACTTGCATCTACCGAACCAGTTATTCCAAAACGTAGAGGACGTCCACCAAAAAAGGTTATTATTGAAGAAAGCAAAGAGGAAACAAGACAAGAGGAAAGCAAAGAAGATGTAACACCAAAACGAAAGCGTGGACGTCCTATTGTCGAAGGTTCAAAACGTCAGGCAAAATTAGCTGTATCAGAACCTAAAAAGTCAAGAGGTAGACCAAAGAAGACTGCAGAATCTAAAATTGAAAATGTAGAACCAAAACAATCAAAAGCAGGAAGGCCAAGCAAATGTGCGTCTGTTCCTCCAAAGTCAAATACAATCGAAACTAATACATTTACTCGTCCTATTATAGAATGGATTGACATTGATAAAAAATTTAAATTAAATCCTTCTCAAATAGTATCACCATTATTATTAAAATATTCAAAGATGAATAAGGATTTATTCTTTGATATAATAGAAATATTATTAAAAGGTAGACTATCAGGAAAAGTAAAACGAGAGATAAGTAAAAATCCAACTAAACAAGATTTATTTTTAATATTCAAAAAAATATGTGCTTTTGCTGTATATTATGGTTTTACTACTGCATATGAAATAGAGAATTCTTTAATATTACGGATTAAAGGAGATTTACAAACTGATCCAAAAGCATTAAAACGATTTATGGGATTTCTTAAAAAGAACTGTATAGGTAAGCAATTAGGTGACGTAGTTAAAGCAAAATCAAAGTCAGTTGCAAAACCAAAGAAAGATAAGATATATAAAGAAAATGAACTAACCAATTTTTATGATATACCTATTGAAGGTAAGGTTTTAAAAGATTCATCCATATCATTTGGAGATATAGTAGCAGGAGTTTTTACAGGTAAAAATAAATCAATACGACTTAATGATAAAGAAAAAATAGAAATTATTGATTGGGATTTAAATGAGGAAGGAGATGAACTAACAACTCAATCATGGCGTGAAGTTAATAGTAATAAAATGCTTATGAAAGGATTGATAAGACGTATACTTGATGCATTAAAAGAGGCATCATCTGATAATTATGAAGAACTTAATAAATTATATAAAGAAGAACCTGAATACGTGTTTGAAAATATCCAAGACTACATATAAAACATTATAAAATATTTAATTTAATTATAATCATTTAATTTATTCATTTATTCATTTTCTAAAATCCAAATAAAAAAGTAAAAAGTAAAAAATATATTTATTAAAAAGTTTATAGAATAAAATTATAGGAATTGATTTAATTATAATTTTAATAATCATAAATTAAATTAATTAATTCATTATTTATTTGTAGGTTTAAATTTAATTTTATAACTATAATATAAATGAAGATGGAATTATATTTAAGTAATAAGCCAAGTAAACGCTTCGTAATCGTGTTTGGTGATGAGAAATTTTATTTTGGAAGTCCAACTGGATCAACTTATATCGATCATGGAGATAAACTAAAAAGAGAAAATTACAGGAAACGCCACTTAAATAATCCATTAGAACACGATTTAATAACTAATTTAGTGCATAGTCCAGCCCTTTTTTCTTACTTTATCTCGTGGGGAGACAGCAAAGATCCTATTAAAAACTTAAAGAAATTAAATGCTTTGATGCGTCACTGAATAAACTAATGAAACATTATAAAATATTTAATTTAATTATAATTATTTAATTTATTCATTTATTCATTTTCTAAAATCCAAATAAAAAAGTAAAAAGTAAAAAATATATTTTTAAAAAAGTTTATAGAATAGAAATATAGGATTTGATTTAATTATAATAATAAATAATTATAATTAAATTAATTAATTCATAAATAAAATATAGATTTAATCATATCTTTTTGGAATTGGAAAAAACTGCGGCGTTAGTCGCAAAGAACCACCTGACATATAGCCACCAATAGGTATACCTTCACTTGTAACAATATCACTATGCACGTAAGATTTTACTTTACCGCCTTCCATACAACAGCAAGAACCGCCATAAAGTCCATTTCCAAACATTTTTTCATTGTCTACTCCTCTAATTATTTTTGCACTATGTTGAGCCAATGGATTAAATGATTTTGCTTTAATTACTTTTACATTCTTCCCTTTTGGAACAAGTGCCGATACTATATCACCACTCGATTTAATAACAGTTTCATTCTTCCTTGCCTTTTCTCCTTTAGACGCAGGATTTACTGCAATTACTTGATTAGTAAGTCCTTCTTTATTAAGTTCTCTTGCAATTAATCCTCCCTGACTATGTCCCACATTTGTAATATTACTTTTGCCATATTTGGCAATTGCTTTTTCTTGTGTTTTTTTTGCCTGTTTATAGCGGTCAGTTTTTTTATATGCTTTTGTTCCCAATAACGCATACGTAGCATTATTAGCCCAATCACTCACAGTCCCAGTTGTTCCACGATTTACAACGGTTGTCTTTCCAGTTTTTTCATTATGGTATACTTTCACTTTTTTATTACTGAGAGATTCATCTAACTTATTCTCTCCTATTTGTTTTTTACCTTTTTTTTCATAAGAAGATTCAACCATATTTTTAATTTCACGTCCACTTAATGCACCGCCTTCAAGAGAACTTAATAATCGTATTTGTGCCTTTGCATTTTTTAATGTAGAATTTTTAGCATGTATTGTTCCAGTTTCAGAATTAACAACTTCATATCTACGTGGACTAACCTTTATAAGTTCGTAGGGCATTTATATATAATAAGTTATAATAAATTTAAGAGATTATAAATAGATATATACAGATTATACCATTCGCATAATTGAAATATCATAAATTGGTCGTCTACTGATAATTCCATTCTAAAACTAATAAAGAATTATTAATTATTAAAAAAATAATATGATATATTATAATGAGTCAATTAAATATTAATAAAAATGCGGTTCAAGCAGATAATATTTATTTTGATTTAACAAGCACTAATTTTCAATCATCTACTATTGCTCCGCAGCCATTCTATTTTAACGAACAGAGATCTAATCCTATTATTATGAATCCTGAAGACTACATGTTGTCAATTATTCGCTTTACTGTAGACAGTGGAACACTGCCTGTATTTATACCTTCGATAGTGCCTAACAGTTCGGATAAAAATTTAACTATATATACAACGACTATAAGTTGGCAAGGACAAAATGGCACATATAGCTCGCAAGTAAATGTAATATGGTCGCCGCAGGACACATCCGCAGCTGTTCCAATTGCTCCATCGAATAGTTCATCCAAAGTGCAGGACAACACAACAGGATATTACAATTGCTATTCATATCAATATTTTTGTTATTTAGTATTGATTGCATTGAGAGAAGCATTTGCTGATATGCAGGCACAAGCACTTATCGAAGGAGAAGATTTGCCAAGTAACCAACCGCCAATAATTAACTGGGACAGCACTGCCAATCGAGCGGTAATCTATGCTGATGAACTTGGTTATGATATTAATAAATTAGATACTCCAAACCAACCTATTCGCATTTACTTTAATGCTCCATTATATGCTCTTTTCTCATCATTTCCAGCACGATATTTGGGCTATAATGTTCTATCAGGACAAAATTATGCTTTACTTATTGCCAACGTAGGTTCAACCAATTTGCAAACGATTGTCCCTGAAGCTCCTGCCCTACAATATAACGCAATTGTATTTAATCAAGAATGGAGCACGACAAGCAGTTGGACTCCAATTACCGCTTTAGTATTTACCAGTAATACATTGCCAGTTCAACCATCTCAAGTATCTCAACCTTTAGTATACAATAATGGAGTATTAACGAATGGTGGAGGCAATAATGCCGCAGTTAATAATATTATTACAGATATTACGAGTGATAGTGGCTTATACGCACCTAACTTGGTATATGTCCCACAAGCACAATATCGATATATTACACTTTATGGAAATCAACCTTTATCTAATTTAGACATTTCTATTTATTATAGATTAAAAAATGGTGAATTAATACCATTTAGATTACAATCCGGTGGTTGTGTCACAATGAAAATCGTATTTTCAAAAAAATCTTTAATTGGAAAATAATTTAATATTAGGATTAAATAAAAAATAATATAAAATTTATTATCTTTTATAATTATATAAATGGCAGACGTAAGCACAGTTCTTGTAAAGGATTCAGTAATTGGCGATATTACCCCTGATTTGACTTTCGCTGTTAAAAGTGGAGCATCGAGCAAAACTTTTCAGAATTTTGTAGCGACTTCTACTTCTAACTCTAATCTCGTATGGAATATAACTGTTCCATCTGAAAACACGGTGATCGATCGCGAGGTTTTAGTGCAAACTGGTCTATCGTTCACTGTTCGTGTAGATGGTTGCCCTGCTCTTGAAACCGCTTTTGATTACGGCTTGCTTGACTCGCTTCAGGCATTTCCTCTTGCCTCAATTATGACTACATTGAACGCACAGATTAACAATACATCGGTTTCAATTAACTTGCAGGATGTTCTTCCTCAGTTGGTCGCAATGACAAGCAAGCGTGAACTCCAGCACTGGAATGGTATGACTCCTTGCCTTCGTGATCAGACTTATGCGAACTATTTTGATGGCGTTGCTACAAATGCCAATCCTTTAGCGTCTATTGATAATGCAGGATATGACGAGCAGTTGCTTCCTCGTGGTGCTCACCCTGTATCGTGTGTCATCGCCCAGTTTGAGGCAGACGGTACTTACGTATCCGCTTCGCCTGTATGCACGACTACCGGCAATTATTTTCTTATTGCCGTTCAGACTATTGTGTGTGAACCTCTTTTCTTGTCGCCATTTATTTACGCTCATCCTGAATTCAATGCACAGGGTCTTTTGGGTGTGAACAACATGGTAATCCAGTGTAACATAAACTCGACTCTTAATCGTTTGTTTTCGGCATCGCCTTTTAGTGCGGAAGGCTCTGCTCTTACTTACGCAGTGACTTCTGGCATTGATAATGCCTTTTTAGGACACGGTGCGACTCCTCAACCAAATCTTTTCCAAGTATCTAATGCTAATCTTCTTGCTCTTACATCTGGTGCTTCCAGTCCGCAGTTACTCCTTCAGTTTCTTTCTACTCAAGCGTCTGATGTAATTGAAACTCGCAATTCGCTGCCCTACATGGATTTTCCGAGATATATTTCGCCTACATCTGGCACTTCTCCTCTTGGACGACTTGTTTCTGGCACTTTTTCGGCTTCGTCAATCCAGCTTAATCAGATTCCTGACTTGTTTATTATTTGCCTACGTAAACCTATTGCTTCTATGACTGCTAAAGACAGCAATTCGTTTTTAAAAATTAATTCTATTTCCATTAATATTTCAAATACCAGTGGTTTGCTTTCTTCTGCTTCTCCTTATGATTTGTGGCGTATGTCAGTCAAGAACGGTTCTACACAGTCGTGGTCTGAATTTAGTGGACAGGCATCTTACAAAGACAGTGCAACTGGTGCAGGAAAACTTGTTTCTACTGTTGGCTCGTTACTTGTCATCAATCCTGCTTATGACTTATCACTTCCAGATTACTTAACTGATGGATCGATCGGCCAGTTTAATTTCCAATTTTCCGTAAATGTAACGAATACAGTCGCACTTGAAGGTGAGACTTTCAGTCCTGAAATTTGCACTATTACCGCCAATTCAGGAGTCTTTGTGTCACAGCAGGGACAGAGCCAAATATTCACTGGTCTTGCCACTAAGGAAATGGTTTTGGCAGCAAAGAAAGAAAAAGATGCAGTATCTTCAGTTCAATATGCTCGTATGATTGGAGGCAAAATGCTTAATGCGATTGGTCTTCGTCAACGTCTTCATCGTCGCGGCGGCGTCGGTGAACGTATTGTAGGAGGTATGATGTCCGGTGCAGCGATGAGTGGAGGCAAAATGAAAAGTGGGAAATTAACTGCATTATGTTAGGTAAACATATAAAAAAAATATATTACATTTTAAAGTAAAATAAAATATAATATTATACTATAATGCCTCTTCAATTGAATTCGACTGGTGCTACACTTAACCCACGAGTTCGTAAAATACTTATGGAAATTGATGAGAGGCCAAGTTTAAAGACAAGCAATTCTGTTATGACTGACATGTATGGAAGTGGTCGTCTTCAAAAATACGTGGCTAATGGTAATAGTGGTTCGTATCCGTCAGTAGAATCAGACGATTATCTTTCAGTTTCTGGAAAACCAGATAAATTCGTTGACGTTTCTACTGGTGGAAATTTAAAAAATATTGCTAAAAAAGTTGCACGAGTTGCTAAACCGCATTTACAGGCAGCAGCAAAGGCAGTTAAACCAATGGTAGAACAAGCACTTAAAAAGAAAGTAGCAAAACTTGCAGGAGGCAAAGTGTCACGTAGTAAAAAAGCAAAAAAATGGTTAGATTTTAGCGTAGACGCGGTTAAAAAAGGGATTGGAGTTGCGGCACTTGCTAAATCTGCATTAGGTGGAGCAAAACCAAAAAAAGGTTCACCTGAAATGGCCGCAAAAATGGCAGCAATACGAGCAATGCGAAAAAAGTAAATAATTTATTAGGGTAAAAAACCCACATGGTGTATATAGGTTTTAGATGTATAAAAATGCTAATTATACATTATGAGGTTCGATTCCTCATTACACTATTTTAATAAAATATTAGCATAATTTATATGCCAATATTTGCAAATCCAAAATCAGCAATATTAAATCCTGATAAATTAATTAATAAAAAAATATATGAGAATGAAATAGCACGTGTTAGATCAGGAACTCCTTCTGCATCATCAAAAGTAGACTCTGAAACATTTGATTCTCTCATAGATATATTAGAAAATGTAAAAATAGAATTAATAAAAATAAATGAAAATGTATCATTAATACAAGATTTTACTATAGAACAATATACAAAATTATCATATGGTAATGTATTAAATGAAATATTAAAAGCAAAAAAACTAATAAAAAAAGTATTAAGTCCAAGTATAACAACAACCGAATTAATTAAATTACAAGATATTACAGAAGAATTAGTAAAATTATATAGTCAAATGAATAGTGATTATGAATATTTGCAAGAACAAGAAAAAGAAGAACCAGATGAAAATTTAAGTGAAGAAGAACAAGCCACAAAAACAAAAGAATTAAAAAAAGTAGTTAGTTTTTTTAAGCAATTAATACCTCCATTACAAGTATTAATGAACTTATTAAATTCAAAATTAGTATCTGCTGGTAATGATTCAAATCCTAAAATACAACCTGAAATATCAGGTATAAATGCTCCTCCTGCACCGCCTGATGAACCATTAGAAGGAGCAGGATTCAGGACATCGTGGCGTTTAGAAAAAGGTGCACAACAGTATCAAAATCAGAAGTATATTTAAGTATAAATAATACAAAAATAAAATCATATATATTGAATAAATAAAAGAATCTGGGATGGCGTTTATTTAGCATATTTTTTATATATTAGATTATTATATGGAAATAAATATTAATGGGTTAGAATTTAAAGTAGAGAGAAATGGTTCAGTATATCGTAAGCGAAAAGATAAATATACACTTATAGAAGGTTCAAAAAAAACATCAGGATATTTAATATATGATTCTGGTATTATAATGCGTGATAAAGTTAAAACACGATTTAAAATTGCATTACATCGTATAGTTGCGTGTGCTTATTTAGGTTTAGATTATACAAATCGTAAATTATGTATAGATCATGTAGATGGAATACGACATAATAACAATGTAGAAAACTTACGCATTGTAAGTTTTCAACAAAACTGCTGGAATAGACGAAACATTAAGGGATTTAGCATAAGAAATGGTAAATATATTGCAGAAATACAAATAAATCGATTGAGTATACCACTTGGAGTTTTTAAAACAGAACACGAGGCAAGAAATGCATATTTACAAGCTAAACAAAAATATCATGTTATGCCTTTGCGTATTGAATGTGAATCATTATATTTAATTAAAAAATCTGATACATTAATAGTCGTGTAATTTAAATACTTCTTTTTCGCTTAATACAACCATTGGAAAAGTCTTTAAAATTGTTACCCAACGACCAGATAATTTTTTTAATTTTGTAATTTCTTCTTTCGATAAACCTAAATATTGATCCAATAAATATTTTAATGTTTTTCCTCCACTATTCTTAACAAAAATAGTCACTGAATGTGCCTCATTTAATATAATTTTAGTATCTGCTCCTGCTGTGGCATTATGTGAGGTAAAAACTACACTTGTATTAAAATGTCTGCCTGTCTGCAATATTTCATTTAATATTCTAAATACTTTTACCTTAATAGGTTTTACAGAAATAACATCTGTATCATCAAAAATAACAAGGCAATCTTTAAAATCTACTGCGTTAATTTCAGTTGTTAAAAATTCAGGTGATTTAATTTTAATTCGTTTTAAATATTTTAATTGATCTAATGTTTTATCATCATCTAAAGAACTAAAAACGTATACTTCACGTTTTGGATACATTTTATGATATTGAGCTATATATTCGCGAGTATAAAATGATTTACCTGAACCACTTGGAGCAGTAATATATAAAACTGAACGCTCTGTATTTTTATCAGGTATTTGTTGTATAGTTGCATCTCCTTTTGCTTTATAAGTATTAAAACCCTCGTCTATAGCTTTATCATTTACATAAAGAATACGAGTTCCAATTTTGGCAATCATTTTACCTTGCTCGTCCCAATTAAGATGTCCCATAGATTCAGTCATTATAATATATATAAGGTTATATTATAATCATTCTAAACCAACATTATTAAATAAACTTTTTTACTTCTCTTTCAGATTTATTATTAATATAACGTTGTAAATTTGTTATAGTGCGTTTAATATCTTCTTTATTTGTTAATTTAACTTTTATTTTTGCAATATTCCCTAAACGAACCTCTATATCTTCAATAAAAGGGTTTAATTGTTTCATTGTCTTTCCATGTTCTAATAATCGAATAATTATTTCTAAATCAGATTTAATTTTATTTGCGTAACCAACTATACTATTAAAAAAATCTTCTAATTCGTCTAATGACTTTTTATTCTTTATTGGTTCAAAAGATAATACAGAATATAAACGCTTTAATGCTTTTAATTTATTTGTCTTTTTATATTCATCAATATCTGCTTCCAAATCTTTTTCGATGTCTTCGTTAGTTTGATTATCTTGTTTATATTTATATACCTGCCCTACATCAATATATGTCTCTCCTACTTTAACAATTAAATCTAATTTTATAATAGTATCTTCTGTAAGTGCTTCTGCTAATGATTTATCACATTTAGAACCATTTAAAATTTCTTGCTTTGACCACTTCATAGGTATACCATCACAAAGTCCTGTTTTGAACTCAAGAAAAATAGTATCCTTATCTATATTCTTTATTTTAGACTGTAAATGCTTTGCTAATGCTTCTGCTCGTGTAGTTTTTGCAACTTTAACCTCAACGTCTACATCATTTGGAAAAATGATACCTCTTATTGAGTTAGACCCTAAAATGCGATACTTAGATGACAACGCAAAACTGTGAATTGTCTTTTGAACCTTTTTTGGTAATAGGGTAATAGATTTTGGCATTATATAATCGTTATATTATTTTAAATAAAAAAATAACATAATATATATGAAAGAAAAACCCATAACTAAAGAAGAGATAATCGAAGTATTAGATAAATATTATAAAGAAATAAAAAGAACTAATCCACCAAAATATCAAAATTATACTTTGAAGGAATTGAAAATGTGTTTGCAAATATTTAATATAACACTTACAAGAGAAATAAACTAATCCAAACATTATGAAAACATTAATTTTTATTTATTATTATTTAATTATTATAATTAAATCAAATCCTATATTTCTATTCTATAAACTTTTTAAGAAATATATATTTTACTTTTTACTTTTTTATTTGGATTTTAGAAAATGAATAAATGAATAAAATAAATAATTATAAATAAAAATAATGTTTCATAAATAAAACTTAATAAAAAACATAAAAACCTAATAAAAAGATTATTATTATTATATTTCTTATAAATGCTTATAATAATCTTTATTTTCTTATAATAATCTATATATAAAGTAATAAAATCGCAATAAAATAGTAATAATTTATAAATTATTATAATTCTATACAGATTATTATAAAGAAATA